CAATGCCGAAGCAGCGGATGCTGCATCTGCGGCTGCGGCAGAGGCACTACTAGATGCGTTGCTTGCAGAAGTCGATGCGTTGCTGGCTGACGTACTAGCATTGCTTGCCGAGGTTGATGCGTTGGATGCTGACGTTGCGGCAGCAGATGCGCTAGAGGCAGCAGCGGTTGCAGATGAACTAGCTGCGGCTGCGTCAACCAGTAATGCCCATTTGCCAATATCTGCATTGCTTGAAAGCGGCAGGGAGCCAGAAGATGTGTGCGGAGTAAGAACCTGATAGATGTTGTCGTTGGTTGTATCCTTGGCAATGTCACGCTGGTTGTAAGCCGTACCAGAGGCCCAGTTACCACGGTTAGTTCCGATGTAGTCCACCGCAGCAGGGTTGCCGTTGGAGTCAAATGACAGCACCTTGCCTGCCCGTGAGGTCGCCCGTGGCAGGGTCATACTGATGTTTGTTGGGTCAGTCTGAGGCGCTTTTAGAGCCCGGTCTACGGCCTCAGCATTTTGCTGGGCGAAGATGGTAAGGCTGTCTAGCTCATCGTTCAGGGTTGTAGCGAACAAGTCGCCACCAGTTGTGAAGTCTGAGGTACGCTGGATTGCCCGGTCGCCAACAATGGCAATCTGGGTAGCGCCGGTAGGTGTAGCCGTCAGGGTTACATAACCAGTACCGTTGGTGTTAATCGTTACGGTATAGTCAGTAGTCAGGGTAAGAAGGGTATCGTCCCTGTATACCGAAATGTCGGTAGCGGCAAGGATTTCAAAGGTAAAAGAATATGGCCCCGTGCCAGAGGCGGCGAGCACTACCCGGCGGGTAACATTTGAAATTGGGACAGACATGACTTATTCCTTCCTAACGTGGATTATAAGGTGCTTGCTTGATTTTCTCTAGCGTATCGGGTGTTAATGGCAGCTTTTGCGGGGCTTTACCAAATGCGTCCTCGAACGCCTTACGCTCATCAACCAAGGTTTTGAGCTCGGGAAACTCCAAGAGCATCAGGTCTTTGGCATACGATGAATATACTGCCCGGACGTTTTGGAGCGCACGTGCTCTGTCTCCGGGTGTGGCTGGTCTACGGACGCCTGTATTGGGGTCATAAGAAAAGTCGTAGGTTTCCTTGTCGGCTATGGTCGAAACCATCTGCTCCAAGATTGGCTTGGGCAGGAAAATGCCAAAGTATTCCTTGGCAAAGGCTGAACGCTCTGGGTAGTTAATGAGTTCTTTATAACGGTCAAACTGAATATCGTTTAGTTTAATACCGGGCTCGTTCATGGACTTGCTGATAGGCGGAAACCCAGACTTGAGCTTAATCATTTCCTCATTGATGGCGTTATACCGCTTAGTCTTGACCTGCATTGGCAAGGCATTGGCCACAGAAGACCACTCATCAAACTCACGGTAGACCGGCTCATACCAGTCATTAGTCTCACGGATACCCCTGCCAGTAAAGTAGGACGCCTTGGCTCTGGCTTCAGCAATAGCCTCATACGAACCACGCAAAGACATCCGAAACCCGGGAATCTCAGCATAGGCGTACTGGTTTTCTGGCATCTTGGACTTAATGGGATTTTCCATTATCTTTTCAATGGTGTTTGTAATCCCAACCGGGGCTACCCCAAGCGTGGCTGCTGATTGGCCAATTACTAGACTTGCCTCGGTAGCCTGTTTTTGCAGCAATTGCAGGATTCGCTCAAACTTGTCGTCCTCACCCTCGTATCGTGTCCCGATAGTATTGGCAAGCTCGGCAAAGAATTGCAGCGCAGGCTGGCTCTCTGTCATGTATTGCAGGTTGCTAAGAGCCAAATGCGTCAAAATGTTTTCGGCTGCTTCTGGCTCATCAATATGGGATACCGTATCTCTGGCATCAGCCATAGAACCAAGAGCCATACCAACCGGCTCATACCGCTTATAGGATAGCCAACGATATGAACCGTCTTTTTGCCTGATGCCAAACGAATATGGCTCGTTCTTGGCAAGCCACTCACGGCGCTGCTTAGGGTCGCTTGGGCCGTAGCCAGTCATCCTAAACTCACCCTCTGTCCAAAAGTCTACCGTCATAAACGTACTAGCAATGGCAGACGATACCCCAACCTTGGCCAGCGCCATATTGCGCTCACGTGGGTCAGCAGAATTCATAGCCTTAAAGAACCGTGGCATAGCGATAGCCATTGGACTGCGCTCCAGTCCACGCAATCCAATCTGAGTTACCGTTTTGAAGAACGGGAAACCGGCAAGTTTTGCCACAGGGTGAGACATGACTTCTTGCATCTTCCCAAGAATCTTGCCCTCTAGCGCATCTTGGAATGTAATCACACGAGCCATCTCAGACGCTTCTTCAAAGGCGGCGTCAGAATTCATTGTGGCTCTGTATACGTCTTGGGCTACCTTGGTAGCATCGGCTTGGCTTGCGCCATTCTCGACGGCTTTGATTGCTGCTTTGCTGGCTGCGTCAGTTGCCGCAAACTCCATTTCCATCCCACGGAACAAAGCCTTGTAGCCTTCGTCTGCGCTGGTTAGCACACGGAATCCCATGAACCGCATAGCCTGCCCAAAGTAGTCGATGCCCTTGCCAAGCGTGGAATTGGGGTCTACATTGAAACTTTCGGCTGTCGTGGCCAGTCTGCTTTGGGCAAACTTGGTTGCCATGTCAGATGTCTTCTCAGACTTGAATGATTCGGCAGCGGCCCCTAATGCTTGCGACCAATACCGTGGGAAGGCACGCAGAGATGCAAATGTTGATTGCATCAAAGCCTCATCCTTGCCGACAAGGGCAGAAGCAAAACGCTCTGCCGTTATCATTCCATAATGCAGGGGAGAGCCAAGGATGTTAAAGGCGTGGGTTTGTACGCCAGATACCAATGCCGACTGGTAAATCTCAGACGCAGAATCTAGCACCGCACGGGCCATGTGCTTGGAATAGAACCCACGGGCATTAGAGTTTGGCAGTTGCTCGTAGGAACTAAGCGCAGCAAGCATCTTGTCCTTGCCGCCAAGTTGCTCAAGTATTGCCGCAGCTTCTTGTTCGCTAACCTCGCCAATCTGTTCTAGTTCAAATGATTCAATAGTCTTGCGTAGCTCACGAACCCTTGCCTTATCTGGGCCAATGATAATTCTATTGATGGAAAGAGCACGTCCTGTTTCGGCTGTCACGCCCAGTAATGATGCGCTGGCCTGACCATCTAGGGTCATCAACCTACCGGCTTCCAGAATGTCTTTGGCATTGCCGGTAGATGCCGCTTGTTTGATTGCGGAAAGAGTTGCAGACTGAAGATTTAGGACTGCTAGCCGTGCAGCAAATGAACGTGAATCGTTAAATGGGTCGTCGCCCGGAGCACGCTTTAGCAGGTCTTGAAGAATCTGTACGTCACCGATTTCCTTGGCGTCATTGATAATGTCTTCAAATGTGCGGCCAAGTCTACGTTGCTCATCTACAAATGTTGAGTATTCGTCAACCGTGGCTAGATAGAACTGCTTGAGCTCGTCTTCAGATTGGATGCGGTCAAGGTTTGGTCGAACCGTTGGCGGCTTGCCTTCAACCTTTTGAATCTTCATCGACTCCAACACACGGAACATTGTGGCCGGAGCTACTGGCTCGGCAATGACCATATCGCCTTCAACACGGATTGGCTGCTCTCCAACCGCTGCCCTAACGTCAATGTCGTCAATTGGTTTATCAGCGGCGTCTTTGGCTAAAACTTCCTTGGCTTTCCCGGCACGCTTGACCGGCGAAGTCTCTACTGGTGCGGTAGCCTTCTGAACGCTCTTTAGAATTCCTGTAAGCCCCTCAATACGGCCAGCAACCTGTACCGGCTCTAACTGTGGGTCTTCTAGGGTTAATGATGGGTCTGGTGTTACCGGCTCAATTGGCGCAGGCATTTCTTGCTGAGGGCCATCTGGTATAGCCAGTTGGTCGATGCGTTGGTCAATTGACTTAATAGCCATTATTTCTCACCTTTTTCTTTTGCCGCCGGAGCCACCGCAGCCGCAGCGCCAGTCAATGCTTTCTTACTACGGGCAACAGCTTTGGTTGCGGCAGCAACAGTTTTGCCAGCCCCACCCAGCTCGCCAACAAACTCTGATACCTTAGCGCCTTCCTTGCGTGCCTCGTCAGTTTCGCCAGCAGGAATCAATGGGCCAATGTTAGCGTCTAACCACTCCTTAACTTCCTCTGTCTTAGGTAGGATAGTCTCAGACTCAAGACCTTTGATAAAAGCATCTAATGCGCTTTCGCCAGCACCACGCTTAATAATCTCACGCACGCCGTAGACTAAAGACTCTATATCGCCACCAATCCCAACCGTACCCTGAATCGCACCTTTAGCTAAACCGGCAGGCACGTCAGCCGCCATCTTGCCAAACGTGGACGCAGACATTGTCTTTTGGTCTGATGGCAACGTCATTCCGCCAGACTCAAGAAATTCCTCAACATAAGCGGTTTCGTTGACACGATTATCTTTGTAATAGACTTGGCGCTGCCCACCAGCATCCCTTAGCGTCAGGGTCAATAGATACTGTTCGTCAATGTCTTTCATCGTGTCCCGCCAATCTTGTTGCCGTTTTGGTCAACCAGACCACTTTTAATTGCTTCTTGTAGCTGAGCCTTTTCGCTAATCAACTTTGTCTGGAGTGTTTTATCGTTAGCATTGATTGCTTTGCGGATTGCGTCGTCGTAACCCTGTATTGTTCTAATTGGGCGACTAACTACAACATCGGCAAGATTTGCCGTATCTGATTTTCGTACCGTGTTAGCAATGACGGTCACGTTATCTGCGACCCATTGTGTTGGGTCAATATTAGGATTGGCCTGTTTATCAGCCGCCCACTTAGTAACGACTTGGTTTGCAATAAGTTCGTTTTGATTTCTTGCCGCAGATGAATTCATTGGGTTGCCAATCAGCAATCCAAGCTGTGCTTTGGTGCGGCGCATCACTTCTGATGTTTGTGCGTCTTGCAGTATCCGAGCCTTGTTCATGTACTCGGTGTAGGTAGAGGGCGTCAGATGTTTACGGTGTGCTTCTACGTCTTCTACGGTCAGTACCTTGCCGGTAACGCTGCCAATCTTTGATGACAATGCTGAAATGGCAGATCCGTGGTCATACTGGGCAAACATACCGCCACTTTCGTCACGTACTTTAACCATCTCACGGTACTTGTTCCGGTCGAGATAGTAGAGCTGGTCAAGAATCTTGTCTTGCTCTGGCTTGTTATTAGCCGCAACCGCAAGGCTAAAGTCTGCCGTAAGGGTGTTGATTTGCCGCTTGGTAGTTGTCTCACGTGCAAGCTCTGCATCACGAAACTCATCCATTTGTTTCTTGGCTGCATCTACGACAATTGCACGCTTGTCTGTTTTAAGGATTGAATCCATTACTGCATTGCCAGTATTGCCGGAAATAATTGCCGAGTAGGTTTTGTTGATGTCGCCAGAGCCACGGACAAACTCTGAAGCAAAAGCGGATATTCCTGCGTCTTTTGCTTTGGCAGATTTCTCTATCCACTTGGGAACAAGCGTGCGGTTCTTCGTAGCAATCGCTCCGCCTAGGGTTCCTTCTAGCTGGGCAATCCTAATGTTTGCGTCATCAAAATCAACCGCAGTTCTTAGGATGTCTGAGACTTGGGTTTGTAGCCCACCGGCCACGGAGTTCATTTGGTTTTCTGCGTCAGCCAAGTAAGCCTTGGTAAACGTTTCTGCGCTCAAGTCAACCAGCGTGCGTGATTGCTGATTGATTGAGTTGGCCAAACCGCTTGCCTGATTTGGGTCTACCTTAGCCAAACCCTTCCACAAGCCTTGCAGGGATAGTACGTCTTGCCGCATATCCTCATGGCTTTGATACCCGCCGGTTTGTAGCTTTTGCTTAAACTCAGCCATCTTTTCGTTGGCCAATAGCTCAAGCTCACCACGCATCTGAATACCGACAATCTTGTTTTCCTCATCGATGCGCTCTTTGACCGCACCTAACGCAAAGGCAGATACTTTATCTAGCGCACCGCCTATATTAGAAGACAGCCTAGCCGCCTCTTTGACGTTAGCAAAACTTAACTGCGGTATGTCGGCTGGCATATTGCCAGCTCGTTGGTAGCGTGGAAGTTCTGCCATTATCTTAACCTCAGTCCCATTCCGCCTGAGCCAGTAAACCCTTGGCCACCAGTAGCTTGCAATCCTTGTCCACCCATAGTTGCGGATGATGTGCCAGCAGTAATGCTGTAATCCGCTTTGGCAGGCGTAGGCATCTTGGCCGCAGACGCCGCTGCCATTCCAAGTTTTGCAACCGCATCAAAGTATCCAGCCTTCTCTGCTTGCTTGCCTGCTGCACGAAGCATATTGGCTTCAATGTCGCCGAAGGACATTGCAAGGTTTGCGTTATCCAAGGCAAACATAAACTCACGCCCAGCGACCGTATCATTAACAGCACGCAACAGGTCTGGTGATCCGCTAAACGCATCTACACCACCGGCAAAAGAACGTGCAGCTATGGCCGCATTAGCTTCTTTTTTGCGCCGCAATATCTCGTTAGATTGCAATTCGTATTGCAATGCCTTGCGCTCAGACTGAGCCGTGGTTTGCAAAGCCTGCAAGTTATACATTTGCTTTTGCGCTTTGCCGCCTTGGATTGAACCAACGGCGCTTACTACGGTTGCTGCTATCGCTACATATTCCATATTATGTCCCCGGATATACCGAAACTTTGTATTCCATGCCAAGCAAAATCATCTTTAGCGGGTCAGTCTGGGCAATGGTAATCTGCCCGTTTTGGCTGTACCCAAGTATTCCGCTTACTGTCTTTGTGCCAGTAAACAGCGGTATTGCCTCATCCAATATGCCAGCACCAAGAACCTTGAATGGAACTTCAATCCCATTTATCGTCATGCTCTGGGTGTCTTTAACCAAAAGGTTGACCTCAAGGATGCGCTTGCGAAATCCAATTCTTGAGCCAGATTGGAGCTTGAGCTCTAACGGCATGGTTCTGATTAGCACGCTGTAATCAAGACCAACCTGATATGACGTTGTAGACGACCGGCTAAATGTTACGGTTCCACCGCCGGGTACAGTTTGCTGTGCTTGCACCGCACCATCTAAGATTATGTCAACTGTTTTGCCAACCAGATGAGATAGGCTGGCAGAAGCGGCAGCGCCACCAGATACAGCAGAATCGGTTTGAAAACTGTCATCAAAGATTTCCACGTAATAAACACTAGATGAGCTGACCGTACGTTTGACCACGGTGTAGATTGTGCTTAGGTCAACGCCAACGTCCAAGAACTCTCCGTCGGTAGTGAACTCAGACGGGGCAATCACGTTCTGAGCACGCAGCAAAGAGAAGGCCGCAATCGAGCCATCCAGACCGTTGACAATCAGTAGCAAGTCATTTTCGTCAGTAGCGACTGACCTGCGTAACGCCATCTTGGTAGGCGTCTTTAGTAGATGTCCAGCCAGTAGCGAGATTTTGCTGGTAATGTAGGTAGCCTGAGCATCCGTAAACAAGAACTCATTGAGAGACTTGCCTTGCCGCTGGATGAATAGCGTCCCAGATTCTAGCTGCTGGGTTCTGATTCCATCCTTGGCGCCATTCTTGGTTGATGCCTTAACAAAGAAGTTTGTTGGCGTAATTGGGTCTAGGCCAAGCTGAGGAACGTAAAACTCACCGCCGGTAGTGAACACTTGCAAGTCTCGTCCAGACTGCATATCCACAATGGCGTTAAATGTATTGGTGTCTAGCGTTGCCTCAACCGCATCGTCGTCTAATCCTTCGGTAGCCTCAAAGTCAAAAAACAAGCCTACCTTAGAGCCCCATACGGTTGACGGTCTGGTTTTGGAGCCGCCAAAGAATAGTCTCCCCTCGTGGAAGATAACCGAGCGTGGCCACCCTTTTGTAGATGACCATACCGCCTCATAGCCAGATTCGTATTCCCAGCTTCCGTTTGCAATAGCAGACGTACTAAAGAACGGAAACTCGGTGATAGCTTGAACCACGGTTGCGCTTGTGTACTGCACAATCTTTGCCCTGCCCTGTGGCGTGGCATTGATGTACTGGCCAACAGAAGCGGCGCTAAACGGCGTGCCGGTTGAAGCGGTAAGAGTTACCTTGCCGGATACGGCAGACGGCGTAAGCGTGCCAGATGGATTGGTTACGCTTGGAGTAAACGCAAACTTCGGTATTGCGTCAAAGGTTATGGTGCTTGCAGTCCAGTCGGCGTTTGTTGCCCCACGGACAATCTTGACTGGGTTTATGTCTGGGTGAACCACAATCAGCGTGTCGGCAGATTGCGTCCAGTTAATCGTTGCTAGACGTGCGCCCGTTAATCCTGCGCTGCTAGTATCTAAGTAGTCTAATGACCCACCATTTATGTCAAGTACCTGAGCTCCGTTACGGAACACGTGCATACGGTTATGAGTAAAGCAAAGCATATACGAATCGCTGGTGCTAAACTCAAACGGTACTAAGCGTACGCCGTTGGCAGTAGATTCTGAACCTGAGTTTGGTAGGGCAAGAATGTGCTTTAGGCCGGGGCGACGACGCATACCGCCCTGTGGCTGGATTACTACGTTCGTGGCTTTCTCAACGGCATTGTTGTAGGCTTCTAAGTCAATCCGAGCTCGAAGCAGCGGGTCAAGCTCGCCGGTCGAGAAGTTGGTTTGAACGCTTAGAAACCGTGCCATCAGTTTCTCACGTCGATGAGGCTGTAATCTTCAATGACAGAAATTGGCTGGCCTTGGCCATCAATGCTGGTAGCGGTACGCATATACCCACCACGGTTGTTTTCCGATGCTGCGCCAATTGCAATCCCTTGCCAATAGGTAGCTTTGTCAATCTGGTCTGTAATTGGTATAGCCAAGTGCCAAGCCATCATGTACTTCATAAGCTGGACAAAATACACCGGCATTTCGTACTCTTGTACGTCATAGGGGTAGTCTATGTAAATGCTTGTTTCGTTAGTTAGAAGTTGGTCGCCAAATATCCGGTAGTTACGGATGGTTCCCGAGCCGGGTGTTGCGCTAACGGTTACAGAGCGTGGTGGGCCAATACGGTCGCCGGGTAGCTGATAGGCATAAGTGTACTCAGTCGTTGGCCCTACCAGCAGTCTGGCTAACGCAATCTTCTTATACACAAACGACCAAGGATAGACCAAAAGGGCTTGCTTTTTAATGTCTTGGTACAGGGAGTCGGCAACGTTTGCCTCATCCGTTCCCTCTGTGAAGGACGAGATTGGCTTGGCGCCTAACATTTGCAAGGCGTCAGAACATATTGAGAGAGCAGAATCACCGGCAGCCATAATCTATCCTATCCTCGAATGGCACGTAGCCACTCGGCGTCAACGTTGTTTGGTTTGTATTGCCCACCAAAATCAACAATCCTACACCCCTCAGGCGGTTTGCCTCGGTCTTTTACGTGTAGGCGGTATGAATAGACTCCGTATTTCTTGGTTTCTAATACCGGCACGTTTCTATCTAACGCATCCCAGATAAACGCCTGATCGCCCAAATATGGGCCGTCCTTGTTATCTTGGTGATATTTTACCCAATAATCTGGGTTTACCACAAATCTTTTATAGACTTCAACGGGAGCTTTGTGATAGAACCACATTAGGGCTGACGAAACCATGTGTGGACGCTTGAGGTTTTGCATCATGGCAAAGTCGTACCCGCACTCGGCAATGTCCGAAAAGTCATCCAGTACAACGGTATCAAGGTCAAGGTAGATGGTATTGGGCGGTAACACTCCCGGTCTAAATAACTCAATCTTTGACCACCACCCAGACCAGTCATGTTGCAAAGCAATACGTTCGCACGGTACTGGAATGTCAGAAAGGCATACAAAGTTATGTGGCAGGCTCAGTTTTTGAGCTACATTGCGCTGTAACTTGGCGGCATCATCTGGCTTGTATCTGCCGCCAGACTTTAGCACGCAGGCAACCGTAATCATTCTGGGGCTCCTAGCAAATCCTTGGTTCTTCCGGACATTGAGTAGATTTTCATAGTTAGCCCTTCCTCTTGGTGGCGCTTGAGCACCCGAAACCAGTTGTCTATCTGGTCTGCCCTAGCGTAGCCTGCGTGCTGGCTGTATCCGTTTGGATACCCTTGGGCGTATTTTTGGTCATCGCCAGACAGGGTTATGCCAGCCATTATGACTTCCTCAAACCCCATGCCGTGCCTAGCCCACATAGCCCCAGCCACGCCACTAGAGCCCACGGCAAAGGATAGCCCGGGCCACACGTAATCGATGGCGTCAAACGCCTCTCTAGCGTAAGGAATGTGCCATACCGTTCCCTTGGCTGTTTGTAGGATTTTGGGTCTGGCGTGTATTTTGATTGGCCTATCCACAGACGCCCTAATCTTCAGGGTCATCTCACCGTGCTGAGTCCATATATGCTCAATCTCTGGCACGATTGCAGCCGCATACTTAACGCCTAGGATGGTAGCTTCTGGCCGCAGCTTGCGTGCGGCTTCTAGGTCTTCAAAAAGAGAAGGGGCTGCGCCACATATAATGGCACAACCCCTATGCTTTACTGCGTACTCAACAGGCAATTAGTCGCTGTCGATAGTGCCAACAGTTGTTACGCTGGTAACGTCAACAGTCGTGCCGTCGTTAGCATTGACCACTACAAAGCCGAAAGCGGTAGAACCGCCCACGCCAGAGTAGACATACATAAGGTCGCCAACTTTGAGGATTGATGCGGCAGAGTTGAAATAGCCTGCGCCGTCAATATCGCCAATTGCATCAGCAGATTGATACGTCCAAATCTGAGGTGCGTTGCCAGCCTTAGAACCGTTTACGAGGTTCAAACCATCTTTGTTATATGCCATTGTCGTTCTCCTTAGACTGAATCAGTTGTTTGGACTTCGACAATACCTTCGGCATCAATAGCAATTGCACCTGCCGAGAATACTGCGTTTACCAGCCAGCTGGTCTTCTCAGGGATGTAATTGATTTCGGTGCGTGGTGCAATGCCTTCGCCGTAGCCGATAGCGTCACGGTGGAAAGCCCACAGTTTGCGCTCGGACGAAGCAACGGGCAGACCGCCTTCCGAACGATCACCAATGGTGTGGAAGGTAAAGCCTAAGAACGTGTTGAGCTCACCAGAAACCAGCGCACGCACGGTGTTGAAATCAGCCGAAGTTACGGCAGTCTCAGACAAAATGCTCGACAAGCTGTTTGCGTGGATGATGATATGGCGGTTGTCCATTGGAACGTTGTTTTTGTCCAACAGTTTCTTGGCAGCACGCAGCTTAGCTACGTTCAGGCCGGTATCTGTACCACCTTCGTCTTCGGTCACGATAAGGCTTGTGCTCGAACCCGCAAGTGCGTCCAGAATAAGCTGGTCTTGACGACGGCCAATAGCGTTGGCAACAACCTGAACAAGCTCGTTGCGCTCGTCGAAGTTGACTTTAGCTTGGTTGAAAATGTCGCTGTACTCTGCGGCGTTCCAGTCTTGGAGCGTGCAGGTTACGTTGGAGAACGATACGTTCAAAGGGGTAACATCGGATTGGGGAACACGTGATGTAGCTACGCCCTTGCCGACCTTGGGAAACTTAACAGTAGAGCCTTCAACACCCCGACGCTGACGAACCGCACCTACCAATTGGGCTACGCCCTGATAAGCCTGTTTAACTTCAGCATCAAAGAGCGTTACAAAGGCGTTCGATAATGAAACGGACATTTGTATCTCCTTGAAAGTTAAAAAAAGTTTTCGTCGCTTCGGTTAGCCGGTGATTTGGGCCGTATGCTTGCCCCTTACGGGAGCCGGTCGTCTGTATCCACAGCGGATAGGGTCGCAAAGGATTGGCCTATGGTGCATTTTTACAACACTAATTTTGGCAATGCAATAGGTTTATGTAAAAAAAACCCCCAGCCTTTTGAGCCGGGGGCAAGTCTCCGCTTGAAGGTTGGAGAGGGGGTTACTCAGAGAAAGCCTGCGAAAACATCCGTTCTACCTTTTGGCGATAAGCAACGTCTGTCTTGTATTTCGGGTCAGCCACCATCTGATAGAGCTCATCCTTGCTTGGAGCGCCCTCGGATGGGATTGATTGTGTAGGTATTCTAGTACCCTCAAACGCTTCCCGCAACTTGGACAGCACACGGATGCCATTGGCTGTACCGCCCATGTACTTAAATTCCTCAAAGTCGTCCTTGCTTAGAACCCCCTTGCGAACTAGGCTTGCTCCCCACTCGCCCATGCCCTTGATGATTGCATCGGCGTTCGGGCCTAAAGCCTTCCGTTCTTGCTCAATGCTCATGGCTACTTGCTCTTGCTGTTCACCTTGCATTGCAACAACTGGGCCAACTAAAGCATCTAGGGCGGCTTGGCTAACGCCAAACTCTTTAGCCCAGTTAGACACATGGCCACGAACAGGGTCATCGTCTGGAATCTGAGCAAAGGCGCTCATGTCATACTTGCCGTCTTCGGGAGCCTTGTGCTTGCCTTGGCTAATTTGCTTGCGTAAGTCCATCCATGACTTAGCAATCCCCTCTAGGTCTGGCGCCGAGTCGTCTTTCTTCCAGAAGTTCTCTGGCCACCAGTCTGGGCGCTCTAGCGGCCCGTCGTCTTCCTTGGGCTCTAAGTGCTGGATAGTGGTCTTGGAAGTATCTTGGCTCTGGCTTTCTTGGTTATCGGTTACTACCGCCGAATCCAATAGGCCAGCTTCTTGGGTTCCCCCGCCGCTGGGTTGGGTTTCTTGGGTTTCCATCAAAGTTTCCTCGCTCTTTTAATCCGTGCTTCAATGTCCCTTACTACGCTGTTCTGTCCCTCTCGGTAGAACCCATAGGACGGGTCGCTTCCCGGCACGGCGACGGGTTGCTCTAGTAGCGTGAGCCTAAGCCACGCCATCAGTTCTTGGCCATCTTCGGAACCAAAGACTCGTAGGCACAGCTTGTCCAAGTCTTCAGATTTCTGAGCGACATCTCTTATGTCGGTCGGTATTGCCTCAAGTTCTTCCCAACTCAATGATTACCCCCTTATGCTGGTATTTCGGCTTGCGCTTGGGCTTGGGCTACTTGCTGAGCCATAGCCATTGCTTGCTCCATCTTGTCGGCACGCTCTGCTGGTGATGCACGCATAGCGGCTGGCACTCCCAGCTTGTCGGCAACAAGGTCGAGCATCTCGCCCACCTTGACTGCGACTTGGCCTTCTGGCCCAGCTTGGCTTGCAATCTGGAAGAACTTGAGAGCAGAGTCTACTTCTTCCATATTCTGAGCCATAGCCAACGGCGATACTGCTGCGACACGGACTTCAAGCCCGTTGACCCGTAACGGCAGGTCAATGATTCCACGCTCATCCATAACCTGTAAGATTTTGGATACTACGGGAACCATTGTCTCGTTAATCAGGCGTCCAAAGGCGGAGCCTAGGTTCTGGGCCAATTCCTTCATGCGCTCCACAATCTCGGTAGCCGACCGTGCGCTCATGTTATCTGGCGGCAAAGACTCGTCTAACAGGATTCGCTTGATGTTCTGCACTAAGTCGTTGATAACAAGCTGGCTTACGTTGAAGTCTCCCGACCGTGGCAGAGCTTTTAATGACTCACCCTGCGGCCCACCGTTACGTGCAACCGGGATAATCGCACCCGGAACAATACGAATGGTATTGGGGTTGAGCACGCCGTCATCGGCAGCGGTATAGACACCGGCAATGGCCAGAGATGCGTTTTTAAGAAGCAGCTCTTTAGTTTTGTTGAGCGTTTTGATGTCTGGCAGGGCGGTTAGTAACGGGCCACGTCCATATATCTCACCAGCCACCTTCATGTATCTGGCCACAATCCAAGGGCTAGTCTTAATCTTACGGTAGACAATCTCCTGCTTGGACTCTTTGTGGATAACATAATACCCAAAGTCGCCACGCTTAACGTCGATAATCGTTGCCTCGATAAACTCCACTTCTTCAGTAGGCTTATCCTGAACCAAGCGTGCAAGCTGGCTGTTTTCTGGTATTACCGCATCTTTCCATTGGTTCGTAATAGACTCGGCCTTGATTCTCATACGCCGGTACACATTGTCTACCTGACCATTGGCGCCTTCCTCAAAAGCTACAAGGTATTGCGGAACGGGAACAAAGTTTACCGGGGCTACGTCATCTCCCGGCTGAACCATCATAACGGCTGTGCCAACAGATAGATCTAGCAGGAACTCGCCAATAGCAATATCGAAGTTGGATTGCTTGAGTACGGCAAACATCTTCTCGTTGTAGACATCCAGCGCAGACTGGGCTTCTGCACGGCGCTCGTCAGGAATGTCCGGCCCCGGCTCTAGCTTGCACCACTTACGCTGCGGCGGGAAGATTCCAGACTGAAGGCGGTTGGCAAAACGCTGGGTCGAACTGATAGCCGTGGAATCAAACACACGGCCCATCTTTTTAGCTCCGCCTACCTTACCTTCCCAGTAGCCGTCGTACAGGTTTCGTTGTGGCAGGGCAAACTCATAGGCGTCCTCATAAAGACTTCTAAAGTCATCCTTCTTACGAAGCGCAACGTCGTGTCGTTTTAATACTTCCTCAGCCTTTAGTCGTGCCATGTTCAATCCTTTTTGTGACGCATCGCAAAATTGCGTGCAGCTTCTTTGCTTCCAAAGCCCCATGCTTTTAGGGCTAGCTTGAGCCTAGTCGGTCTACCCTTGCTATCCGTAAGTGGCCCAGCCATACCGCCAAATCTTGCGGCAAAGCTAACCCGCCTTGGGTTTGTGCCAGACTTTACGGGTGATTGTAGGTTGCCGCCTTCTTTGCGCTCAAAGTGTTTTCTTCCGGCCTCGTTAAGACCGCCTTCTGGATTTTGATATTTTTTCTGTACCATTATTCGTACCACTCAATTCGCATATTGGCTGGATGAGCCTGAGAGTTGACGTTAGTAAATCTGAACAAGTAAGTCGTCAAAGGCTTGAGCACATACTCAAACGTAAAGCCAAGCTGACCGCCACCTTTGTTCCCAGCTGGGACAAACTCTGCATATATCTCGGTTCCAGTATTGCTAACCGTTGGGTCTAGTACAGCCGCACCAGAGCTTGTTGTGACTAGGTTTCGGTTACGACGGTAAATCGTCATGGCCGTACCGCCGCTAGTTGTGGGCGACTCGTACATAAAGAACTCAGCTTCTCCCGGGCTTTCGTAAGAGAACACGGCATGAGGAAATATCCCGGCTGGCCAAGCAATTGCAATGTTGATGCTAGACCCAGCCCCAAGACCTGCCGAGTACGGGTATAGCTTATACACGTAATATGCACGCCCCTCGTGTAGACGGAGATGGTTTACGTCTACCGTAGGCAACGGGTCGGACGAACCAACTACTCTTTGGCCTTCGTCTTTGTCCATGTACGTCGGAGTCACATGACGTGACTTCGTGTTCATCGACTCCCTGTTGACGTACTGAGTTGCCATTACTTCTTATTCTTCATTGCGGTTTTAGCCGCTTTCTTAAATGCAGCGTCGGTAGGTGCTCCGGGAGATCCGGGTTTACGCATCTTCTCTCCGGAGCCTTCAGCTATGCGCTCACGCTTTTTGTGGATGTTAGCGTAGAGTCCCGGTTTCATTTGTACCCCGCTGCCTTGCGGCCTTCGCTCATGGCAATAGCTTTAGCCTGTTGCTCGCTTTTGACCTTTTGGCCAGAGCCAGACTTCAACTTACCCTTGGAGTATTCACGCATAACCATTGCAACTTTCTTTTGCATCTTGTCTTTATCTGGCATGGTCGCTCCTTAGACTGACTGGCTAGATCCTAGCGTTTGGCCGCCTGCTCCAGACTCAGGTGATAGTCTTGCCTCGGATAACAAAGCTCTACCACCACGCCGAGCACGGCGTCGAGCAGCACGTTCTTCGTTAACAACAGAGGCAACTGGTTTTATTTCTGTTTGTGCTTTTACTTCGGCAAATTTTTCTTTTACCTCTGGTTTTTGAATAAGTCTGGTTATTGCGCCCATAATTAAGCAGTCCTTTCTGCGCTTGATGCGCCCAATGTTTGAATACCAGTCTCAGGGGCAACACGTGCCTCTGATAACAACATACGTGAACCGCCACGCATCCGTGACCTGCGACGTGCGGCTTCGGTTTCCATCATGTCTCGCTTTTCTTCCTCAGCTCGTTGGCGCTCCATTGCGGTCTGCTTGCGGGTTTCCTCAAGCTGGCGTTCAGCTCCGCTGGTATCTGGCTTCTTAAATAGTCCACTCATCTCTAATCCTTGCCATCATGTATGAATCCGAACCGTCCGGCAAAAACTTCCGCATTAGACCTTCTTCCTCAAAACCTAACGCTTTAGCCCACCGATACGCCCTAATGTCATCAGATTTTACTGTGATTTGTAGCCGGTGCAATACTTCTGATCTCTCAGCGATATACAGAAACTGTCGTGCTATGTGAGTCATTGACTTTGGGTAGCGTCGCATCCTGTCGTCGAACATAGACCAAAACTCAGCCATGCCACTCCAGTAGTGTATAAACCCAAACACGGCTAGTGGTGAATTATTGACCACCGCTGTTATGGCAGGCCCAAGTGCTGCTTGGCAGTTCATGTGCTCGGCGGCGGATTGGCCTGAACCTAGAACCTCTGGGTTGGATACCTGAATCTCCATCGCATGAAGCGGGGAGTATGGCATCAGCAAAATCCCGTTTCTGTTCTTGATTTCCGAGTTTAGGCTAAGAATGTCCAAAGACATCGAATTCTGTATTGACTACGGTTTGTGCGGTAAATGTACGTGATTGGCCAGAGTTTGATTTGGTCATCCTTTTGTGCTCCCCGCCACCAAGCAGTAAGTATCCAAAGGCGTCGCCAACGTGAGAGTGTTCGTTCTTGTTTGGCGTATCTCTGAATCTCTCTTGGCCTGCGCCAACGGCTATCCGCTTAAAGTGGTAGCCACCAGCCAAAGACTTCCGAAGTAGCTTACAGTTCCTATTGACTAGCAGCCCGGGCTTACCAGCTACAAGCCGCTGCATCGGGGCGGCAGACGCTTCTCGCCTAACCTTAAAGTCGTTACTTGGCGTAGGTTGAGCACGAAGCCCCAAGGTTCTCAGATAGTCAAAAGCGGTTACTTCATATATGGCGTCCCTAGCCATACCAGCCGGATCGCCCCAGACCATTACTTCGGCTTTGGGATAACGGGCATTGAGCTCAGCCAATAGCTGCTGGCCAAATCGCTCAAGCCCCATATCAAAGGTGACAATCTCATGGAGTACGTGCCACGTACCACTTTGCGTACGTTGTCCGATAACGGCAGCAGGCGTCAAACCAAAGTCTAGCCCCACTTGGATTGGAATGGTTGGGTCGTGCTCCAAGTCAGATGTCATTAGTAGGTCATCATATTCTGGCCAGACTGGTCTACCTTCTTGAACGTAGGTGTACTTGCCCTCGGCGTAGCACCGAATCCAGTCTAGGTTCTTACCTAATAGCATCTGTTGGTAGTAGCCAGCCGGTAGGTTGCGTACGTTTTCGGCTTTGGTGTTTAGTTTCCACCAGCGTCCGGCAGAAAACAGATGGTCGTTAGCTTCTGGGTTATCTGGAAGGTCTTTAGGGTCTACTTCGACTACACCGCCGGGTTGCTTATAAAACTTCCAAGCGTACGCCCCGGTCATCTTTTCTTTCTCGGATAGTCTATGCCACCAATGGTCGTCGTCCATTGGGTTTGTATCCATCCAGATACCGTGCCAGCTAGCGCCACCATCCCTTTTTGTTGGATATCGACCGACCCGGTGGGTGAGGCCATCGATAACTGCTTTTGGCAGCTCTCGGGCCTCGTTGACCCAAGCGCCGGTAAGCTCTAAGGACAACAACTTTCGCACGTCTTTGGGTTGGTCAAGTGCTAGAAAGATAACTTCGCAGTCAATACCCGCCGCATCGCCCCGGGAAGGCAAGCGGATATGGTGGGTAATCGGTGGAGTGTATAGCATTGGCCCAAAGGTGTTCTCTGGGAATAAATCTTGCCACGTCTTGATTGTGGTCGTTTTGAGTTCTGGGTAAGAGTTTCGTACAATAACCCAACGGCTATATCGGATGCCATCGATAGGGGAAGGCTTTTGCCTAACGGCACGCAACATTATCTCAGCAGCGCACGCATAGCTCTTGCCCGAGCCCACCGGCCCCATCAATCCACGTACAAAAGCATTGCTTTGCAGGAAGTTGTAGACGACTGGGCTGGTAGAGAAGTCTAGGTCTAGCCCAGCTCCGTTAAGCGCCTTCTGGCTGCGCTCTTTCTGGTTGCTCAATTTGTTCCTCAGTTACGTCTATCATGTCTGGGGCTTTAACGTTAATGCCAATAACGCTTGGCCTGTCAGACTCGGATTGTTCTGGCTCTAGCATCCCGGCAGCTTTGGCCAGTAATCGCAGCACACCCACCTTATCGTAGAGCTCAATATCCAATACCGAGTTGCCATCCTTATCGGTTTTAACAGAAACCTTCTTAATGGCGTTTAGGGCGTGCTCGGGTATCTTAGACGAAGCCTTTACCCGTACGTTGCCAGCTTCGTCCCATTCCATGATGTCCGTAATCTTGGTATTGGCCATTGACAAAAGCGAGTAGGCAATGGCTTCCTGATTGGCGTACAGGGTATTGGAGCGAGTAAGCCTTTTTTGTACGGAACGTACCCCACCCCAGTTCTTGAGGTTGGGCATTTGTGTCTGCCCTTTGGCGGCGGTCATTAAAACGGTACGTCTGAGTCTACGTCGTCAAACCCGAATGGTTGTGCTTTTTGTTTGGCAGGAAATGGCTTGTGTGCGGCTGAGTATTCCCCAGCTTTGTTCGCCACGGGCTTGCCAATCTTCATCTTAAAGTATGGCTGGCCATCCTTGGTATTAGCGTTGTAGATGTCTACGTAGTGCTCGTTACCGTCTGGCAGCACGACCTTGCCCTTAAAGTCTCCGTGCCAGTCTTCCGTCTTTTTGTCGTTCTTAAACACCGAGCCATAACCCGGCTTAGGTACGTACTTATCCATGTTCACCCCTTATGGTTGTAGTTTTGATTCTTTAACAGCTTGCAGGTACTCGTCAGCCTGCATCATCTTCACCTTCTGTGAGGCTAGAGCCTCAGCCACCTGTTCCGTGGTAAACCCACGTCTGAGTAGCTGTAACACAAAGCCATGCAACAAATCCTCTACTGTCATTTTCCCCCCGTTTAAGGTGTTGGCTCCCAAGCACCCCAATTCCTAGGATTGATTCTAGGTACTGTCCTAGAATCTATTGGGCTACTTTCCCGGTGAGAGCCAACGGTTAAAAGTATATCACCATGAAATAGACTTGCAAGTAGGGGAGAAAAGGTTTAATCTGTTTTCACGGGGCCATTAACCCAGCCCT